GTACGATAGGGACCACCTTCTTCCTCCTCAACTGGTTTCTCTCCTGTTAAAGAAGCAAGTTCTTGTATAAACTGGTTTTGGTCACGCTTATACAGAGCTGTAGCTTGTGTCATTATATCATTTTGTGTAAGTTCGTCACCTTTTTTAAGAAGAGATTGAGCCATAATACGGCCTTGTCTAATATAGTCAGAACTCATAGGAGCATCTATTTTTAACTCTAGTTTTTTAATCCGTTCTTTTAAAACCCTGTCTTCACGCCTTGCCTCAGAATATTCTGAAGTAGCTATTTGACTATTGATAGCTTTAAGCTGTCCTTGAAGCTCTCGTTCTAATTGCTTTGCTCTTGTTCTCAATCCAGCAGTCCACTGCTTGCCGTCCCAGCCTTTCTCAGATACTGCTTTATAAGCAGCTAAAGTAGTCTTTAAATTTTGACCTATTTCTTCAGGAAGATTATTAACTTGTTCTGTGTAGTAGTCTACACTGGGAGCCATTTTTCTTTCTATGCTGTTTTCTTCAAACTGAGCCATTGTTTCAGCACTTCTTAAAGAAGAATCAGCAAACTTTTGAGCTGCTTCTGCGTACTTACCAGCACCTTCAATAACACTGCTTAAAGCTTCTGTATCTCCGCTCTGGACTGCTTCTAAAATAGCTCCTCTATTTGTGTCAAGCCACTGTTCCTCTTTTATCTTCTCTCCTTCTTGCTGAAATCTCCAAGTATTTAATTGGTACTGTTGGAACTGCTCCATAGCTTCGGGGCTTAGTTGTAGTTCCCTTTGTTTCTGTTCCAAAGCTAATCTCTGCGTCCCAGTTAAATCTGAGTTTTTTAAAGCCTTATCGATGTTTACAAGCTCTTGGGCTTGCTTTCCTATTTCAAGCTTTTTTGCTCCGGGCACAAGCGACTCAAGATTTCTAAGTTCTTGTCTTATGGCTTTCTTTTGTTCTAAGGTGCTGGCCCCATCAAGTTCTGCCATGAGTCTTGTCTTAGCAGCCTCTAAGTTTTTAACATTACCTTGTTGAGCAGCCGCAGTACCGCTTGAACTTATGTCTGTAACCCGGTCAAAACGTCCTAGTGCGTCTTGTTGTTCTCTAGCAGTAGCGGCAGCCTGTGAAAACTGCTGTGATTCTTTCTGGTAGCCAGAAGCAGCCAACTGTTGACTAATATTAGACAAAGCAGCAGCGTCTCCGGAAGCCATTGCTTGCTGCCCTTGTTGCATCAACTGGTTAAACGCTTGTTCCTTCTTCCTCTGCTTCATCTGCCCCGGAACACCACCAATGGCAGCACCTAAGCCAAACAAGCTTTGTGACATCTCTGGTCTGCCTAAGCTAGACAGAAATCCTTGTGAAAATTGAGCCATTACATGTTCTCCTTATTTACTAAACAAGCCACCAAGTGCTGCGCCAGCGATGTTAGCGCCCATGCCTCCAGCAAGGTTAGCTTGCCCTAAACCAGACTGTAGCAGTGCTTCTAAGCCTGAAGCATAGGTCTGACCGTAGGCTCCTGCTTGTTCCGACATAGCTTGTCTTCGACGTTCTGAAGCAGCCATTCCGGGTTGCAACGCATTGAGCAACTGTGCCTGTGGTACGTAACCAGCGGCTAACATGCCTGTCCCTAGCTGTGCCTGTCGTTGCTGTTCTTGTCCTGCAAACTGCATAGCACTTAGCTGCGCTTGGTTTCTAGCCTCTGCTTGCGCCTTAGCCATCGCGAGTTGTTCAGGAGTTCCGCCAAACTGTGCTGTACGCACACCTGAGCGTCCCTGAGCCGCCATGCGTTGTTCTAAAGCTAAACGGTCACGTTCTTCTTCAGGAGCCATAGCTGCTCGCATGCGGTCATACACGGCCAGCTCACGTTGAGCTATTGGTGTTCTTGCTTCCGTGAAGAACATACTTGCGTCTGTTAAAGCCTGCTCTTGGAAAGCCTGTTCTTCAGGAGAAGCAGCTAGTTGGTAAGTCATCTGACCCGTCTCTGGGTCCTGCATCATACCAAACTGACCACCAGTAGCAGAAGTCACAGTGTAAGGCTGGAACTCCAGCATACCTGAAAGGTCCTGAGCCAAGCCCGGAACAAATTCACCAGCCTCATTAGTGTAGCCAGATAAAGCTTGTTGAGCCTCTGTTCCAATCTTTCCTATGTCGCTGTACCCTTTTTCAGCAAGGGCTAAACCAGCGGTGCCTAAGCCTAGGGCGGCAGCGTTAGAGGCTGCATTATCAGCCCCTCCTAATAATTCAATTAACCATTCTGGCATTAGTATGTTCCTCCGTTAATAGTCCCTGTAGCTAGAGTACCTGTAAAGGTCAGCGCAGGTATTGTTACAGTGCCTGTGAACGTAGGTCCAGCAGTGTCTGCTTTTGTTGCTACCGCAGTTGCAATGTTGTCAAACTCAGTTTCAAACTCAGTGCCTTTGACAAGCTTGTTAGCGTCCCCTGAAGACAAAGTATCCTTTGCAGCAAAGTCCGTTACTTTAGTATAATTACTCATATTGTTTTACCTACTAGTGCAAGTACATTGATTTCTTGGATTGACAGTTCGTTGCCGTTGATACTTGTTTCCATACCAATGCTCAATGTTCCTCCACTGCCGTTAGTGTTTACAGCGTCTTTAGATGTCAGGATACCGTCTGAATACTGACCCACGGTGTATTCGTCTATACCAAACTCTGCTTTTGCTTGGTCCCTCAGCGTAATAACGCTTGTGTTGTAGGAAGAACCAAAGTCGTAGTCCCACTTTAGTAGTATATCAAGACCACTACCACCTACTACCGTCGGTCTAATCTTCTTGAGGAACTTAAGTTTAGAGGGGTCACCAAAGGACAACTCAGGGCTGAAGTACTTGAAGCTGTAAGAACTACCGTTGTCCTGAAAGCCTGTGTACTGCCCTATGCCCTGTGCGCTACCTACGAGTAAGTCTCCATTGTCCTTGCGTTCATAGCAAGTGAAACTAGTTCCGGGCCAGCGTGTAACTCTGTATGACCCGTTTTCCAAAGTGCCTCTAATGTCAAAACAATAAGTCATGTTTTGGTTTGTAAAAGTTAGTAAGTAGAAGTTTGCTTCTGGGTAATACACAGACTTGTAAAGTTCACCTGTCTCATTAATTAACTGTATGATGTCCGTGGTAATCGTACCGGACAAACTACTTATTGGCATTGACTTCTCTTGTATCGTTCTTCCAAAGCTTTTTAAGCCAGTCTGGGAAAGAAAGATTACGTCTACACCAGTGTACTGTACCGTGTCTCTACCTACGCAGCCAACACCGGAAATAGTGTCGGACAAAGCCATATTAGCAGGGTCATCAGCACCTGAGTAAACTACGATACTACGCTTGCCAAAGATAATCAGAAGATTGTTATGTGCAGCCAGTGCAACAATCTCGTCATGACCGTCAGGCCATACTTTAGCTATGTCAATGGAGCCAGAGGTTCCACCGGACCACTTGTGGCCTGACAAAAGGTCAGACCAATAAATAGTTGACTTGTCTGTAGCGAAGTCAGCAGTCCAGAGTCTACCGTAGGCTGCTAAGACTTCATTGCCGTACATCGCTGAAACAAGACCTGATGCACTATTGACAGAACTCAAAGTTACTACACTACTATTAGCGCCTCCAGATGTCCCTGAAGCAATTACATTGTATATCAGGGGTTGAAACCCACGCTGAAAGAAGTAGATGCTGTCATTAAAGTTGACCATCTTCCAGTCGTCAGCACTGATTGTGTAACTGCCCGGAGTCTCATCAGCCAACGTGGTTGTACCACTGAGTATCTTGTTGTTACCTACAGAGAAGACCTTAGTGTTACCTGCGTCGTCTCTGAACTCTTTTATAGCACTCAGGAAGTCACTACCTAGCTGCGTCTTATTAGTCGTCGTAACGTTAAGACCCTTACGTGCCGCTATACGCCCTCTTTTGTCAATTACTGCATTGTCAGCAGTTTCAGCAAAGGAAGGGTCCTGAGACAACGGTGAGTCCTCAGTGTTAATACCCTTGAAGCCCGGAGCTACAAGATTAATACTTTTGAGTTCTTGTGCCATATAAATACCTTAAGGCGTATAGAAGATAGTTTCTTCTGGGTGTCTACCAGCGTCCTGTGCAATAGCATCTGACAGGTACTTGTTAGCCATAGCAAAGTATTCCTGAGTAGCAGTACCACCAGTCTCACCACGCTCACGTGCAGCAAGAGCTACCGCAAGGTGTAACACTGGCATCGCTGGTATCTTAAGTGTGTCTGTGTCAGCACTCAAGTCAGGGTTGCGTAACGCACAGTTAAAGCGTAAGGAGTAAACTCCGTCAGGCTTGGGGTAGACATCAATCAATGTGTCACCGTCTGAGTCAACACCGTTGTACGTGTAGTACTGTGGTGACCCTGTCTCTGGTGCTGACAAGAGGAACTGTGAGTCAAACCAGTTGTTGGTCTGGTACTGCATCACAGAGTTAGACGTGTCGTTCAACACGTTTAGTTCCTTGATGTTGTTCTGGCTACCAGTTAAAGAGTAGTTGAATACGTCAGCCGTAGTAGTAATCGTAAGGGTAGTCCTGAGTGCAGACCAGTCCCAGGAGTTCTCCACAAGGTCCTTTGCGTCATTCACAAGGTCACCTATGAGTTTGCTGTAGGAATTAGTTTGCACAGAGGTTACTTCTATCTCCCTGAGTCTCCTAAGCACGTTATTGACTAAATCTTTGTAAGTCATTAAATCATTCCTTTAAACAAACTTTCGTTGATAATACGGTCTAACTCAACATTATAATTTTTAGGTTGGTACTGTACTCCTACAAACTGCGGCAACTGGTAGTTAATACCACCCATGTATCCTTGACTTGGTCTAAAGCCGCCAAAGCCACCACCGCCAGAAGGAGCCATCATTCCTGTACCATCTCCATCACCATCTCCATCACCATCTCCATCACCATCACCAGTACCATCTCCATCTCCATCACCATCTCCATCACCATCACCAGTACCAGTACCAGTACCATCTCCATCTCCATCTCCATCACCATCTCCATCTCCATCTCCAGAGCCTCCTTGGTTTCCTCTTCCAGTACCTTCAAAGTCTCCTAGGTTAGAATCTTCAGAGTCTACAGTGCTTTCTTGGTTTCCTCTTCCAGTACCTTCAAAGTCTCCTAGGTTAGAATCTTC